GCTCGGTCATTCCGATGGTGGCTTGCAGATCAGCGTATTCAGTCTTTAGCGCCTTGATTGCCGCTGCTGTTTTATCGGCTTCCTTCTTGGCCTCGGACTCGCCGCCACCGCCTTTTTTGCCCCCACCGCCGCCGCCACCGCCTGCGTCATCGCCTAAGTCATCAAGACCCTTCTTGCCCTTCAGCAGGGCTTCCATCATGCGGTCGGTATCAACCATTGGTTTCATAGATGCTGCAACAGCATCAGCCACGCCTTTGCCCGCGTCTATGACGCGCTGTCTGCCTTTGTTTATGCTGTCAACTGCCTGCCCGAACAGGGCATCAGCGGAACTTTGGATTGCGCCGCCGACATTGGACTCCCCCAATGTGCCAAGGCCAAGCGTCCCCCCAACACCGCTCTCCGCCAGCATATTCCATGCGCCAGCCATGCCGTTTATCAGCGCGTCAAATGACTTCCCGATAAGAGCAAAGGCCGCGACGAAAGACCCAACTATCGACGAGGCCACCCCCGCCAGAATATCCATCAACCCCAAAGCGGTATTACCGACGCCCAAGAAGGTTGCCTTGCCCACGTTGTAAAGGCGGACAAACCCGTCACCAACGCCGTCAGCCGCTTTGATAACCTTGCCGAGCCACAGCACCAATTCCGCCGCGCCAATTACCAGCAACCCGATACCAGAGCGCACCAGCGCAACCCTCAAAGCCACCAGTGCGCCCGTAAGCACCGCAGTTGCACTGGTCGCCGCCACCATAGCCGCAACGTAGCGCACGCCGAATCCAGTAACCGCAACGGCGACTGATGCAGTGATCGTGTCAATATTCCCGATCAGAAAATCAATCACCTCGCGCAGCGCCCTGCCCTCGCGCATTGCATCCGCAAAGGCTGTGGCAATAACTGTGAGCGCGGGCGCAAGCTCGCCGCTGATGCGGTAGCCGACGCCACTGATCGCCATGCCTGCGTCTGCCATAGCCAGCTTGAGGCCGATTGTAGCGGCCATAGTCTTGTCAGACATCACGCCGCCGAGGCTTTTCGCGTTATCCCCCAACCGGTCCATCTCTTTGCCGCCATTGCGCAGCAGCGGTATGAGCGCTGTTGCATCCGACGCCATCGCCTCAAGATAGAACGTCATTTCTTGCTGGCTCAGACCGGCCTTTTCCAGAGACGACACATAAAGCTGCAGTGATTGCGGCCCCGACAGGTTCTTGAACGCATCCGCCGTGATCCCGATCTTTGGCGCGACATTCTCAAAGAAATCAGCCATCGGCCCGCCGCCCGTGGTAACAAAGTCGCCCACGCGATCATTTACATCCTTGAGGATATCAGACAGCTTTTCCTGCTCGATGCCGACAGTTGCAGCCCCAGCCGCCCACCGCTGCAATTCTTCGGGCGCCGCATTGGCGACAGACGCCATTGTTTTTATCTCAGCCGCAAATCTCGATGTAGAGATTGTCAAAGCGGACAGGCCGCCCGCCAAAGCCGCCGCCGCACCAGCAACCGCAACAAACTGCGTGCGCGCAACCTTGAGCCGCTTCTGTGCGTCAGTCATGCCCTTGCTGAACTTGGCGCTGTCAAGACCAAGGTTGACGCGCAGCGCGCCGATGACGGATGATGCCATTTTACAACCTCAAGATATTGGATTTTAGATGATACGTTTGACTATTGCCGCCGCCCTGATCGTTGCACCGCCTGCGCTTGCGGATGTGGCGGCCATTTCAGGGTGCGAGGTTTCCAAAAGAGAGACAGTGCAGCCCGTCATCCACTGCGACATCAAAAACCATTCACAGCGCGCGATTGCATCGGTGACATTCAGGGCAATCGTGAAGAGCCCTGAACGCGAAGTGCCTTGGGATGAGATTGGCGACGGCTGGCATAAGCACCATGCTTCAATACCCGGCGGCATCGAACCCGGCGAAGCCGCAAACGTTTTTATGGCGGTGGCTAGACTGGATACGCGCTCCGATGGATTGCCGTTAGAGGTGATGTTCCTCGAAGCTCAATTCATTGACGTGAATGGCGAGAGAATTGGCGAAGTCGTTGGCGTTGAAGAACCTCACCCCATGGACACCATCAGCAACGCGCTGGAAGGGGCCCTGAATCCCTAACGCACCCGCGCCAACGCCCGATCGATCTTATCCCACGCGCTGATGCACTTGAGAATTTCGGCCCGCTTGTCTTTCTCGCCCGTCACGAATTCCTGAAACTGGATTGGCTTGTCCATATGTGGCAGCATTGCTGTCATCCATATTTCAGCACGTCGGTTTTCGGATCGCATCGCCGCGCCTTCCATTTCCGTCATGAACAGCCGTGGCGTAATGTCCCAGAACCGCGCCGGATCGAAACCCGCCGCGATGTAGTTCTTCAAAAGGTCAGGTAAATCTAGGCCGCTGCCTTCGGCCTCTTCGCGTTTCCCGCAGGTTTGCCCTTCGGGGTATCGGGGAAGCTGGCGCCCATCAATTGCGGCAAGGCGTCGGCATTCTCGGCGATGATGTCATCGACAATCCAGCGGTCAGCCTCTTCGCCGTGATACCGCCCAAGCGCGCCCATAAACAGGTCAGTGACGATAGCCAAATCTGGCATCCACGACTTGCCCGTGCCTGCTGGTTCGTCCAGCTTTTCCAGGACGTCCTGCCCATGCTTCGCTTGCAGATCCGCCAGCACGCTCATCCCGACGAACAGCGTGTATTCCTTGCCGCCTGCCGTGACCTTCATACTGCCCTTCACGTGCGCCGTCATGCGATCACCCGCTCATCGGTGGCCTGCCTGTCGAAGATTTTCACGGCCAAGCTCGCCATTGCCTTGTCACCAACGTTGCCAGTCGGCGTGAAGCTGTTGATGTAGCCGCGATAGGTGCGCCGCGCGCTTGTGCCCGCCAGGCCCATGTTGAACTCGATCAGCACATCCTCTGCGGTGCCAGCCGCCGTCAACGCCGCCAGTTCCTCAAGGATCACGTCGCCCGGATCGCTGGGCCAGTACTGCTTTTCCTGCGACCAGTCGGCCACCGGCATCAAGCCCGGCACTGTCTCGCGCGTGCGCCCCGGTGATTGCATGTGCGTCACGTCGATATCTTCCGGCACCTGCTCAGGAAACGGAAGGCTCTCAAAGCCGTAAATCTGCGTGAAGGTTGTGACTGCGGCAACGGTGCGCCCGATCCACAACTCCCAATCATAGGCGATGTCGCCTTTAAACGCTGTCTGTGCCATTATTCAGCTCTCCATGCTGTTGTGAAATCCATGCCGACGCGGAAGGGGCGTTCGACCTCGTTTGATCCGCCCTCGCGGCTGTCTCTGGTCGATACGTGAGTGATCAACAGAAACCCGCCACCGCGATAGCAGTGCAGAAGCGCCCTTACAGCGCGTGAGGCCGCTTTCGCAGCCCCATAGGTCAAGCCGTAGCAGTCCACCTGCACACGGCCCTGAAACAGCCCGTTGGGGCCGTTCATGTGGTAATCCTCAGCATCGCTGATCACGTTCAGCACGAGTGCCGGGTATGGCTGGCCCTGCGGGTGCGTGCCGAAGTTGACGCGCGTACCGACAAGCGCCGTCACCCCGCTGGATGCCAGCAGGATGGACCGAAATTCTTGCTCCATTGGTTAGCCTTTCGCCGCCTTGGCCTCAGCGCGCTTGACGCTCTTTTCAAACTCGGCCCACATTTCCTTGCCCAGCCGGTCCAGCATCTTCTGCCCGTCCTGATCGAACGCTGGCCGCATAAATGGCTGCGGCGCAGTGCCGGGATGCTGCGTGCCTGCGAATTTACCCTTGTTGATGTGCGGTGCGGTGCCGAACTCGACCAAGTGCCCGTGCCGCCCGCCCGCGCCGAGGTTGTAGGACGGGCCGAGGAACATCTCGACGGATGCCTTGTCGTTGCGAAACATCTTCCGATGCTGCCCGGCCTGTCGCTTTGCCAGCTTGACGCTCACGGTGATTGATTTCTTCAGGTCTCCATCGTCCTCCGGCACCATGCTGCGCGCTAATTCTGCCATTGGCTCAGCCGCCTTTTTCAGCGCCCGCCGCAGCACGCCCTTGCCTGCCGACTTTGATAGCCGGTCAAGCTCCTGCTCAAGCTCCTTGAAGCCTTGAAGTTCAACGGTGACGCTCATGCCGGGACCATATCCATGATGCGCTGCAATTCAGGACATGGTGCGCAGCGGACGGAAATCACGCCATTCGCATAGTCGGAAACCACGGGGAGGTGCTTTTCGGTGTCGACCTCGCCAAACGCAGCCATGGCGAGCTTGGCCGGATCATCATCCGGCGCTGCTTCGAAATGCGCCCGCATCCGATCGAATGCCCGCGTGATATCGTCAAGGTCCATGGTCATCTTCAGCTTCAATGCTTGTGCCATGTCTAACTCCCTCTATCTGTGCGCGCTGCCGCCGTGATTTCCAGCCACTGCCGCCGCCCCTTGCCTTCCTTGATGCCGGTGATGTTGTATTCCAGCCCCTCGCAGACCAGCCTGTCTTTCGGCGTCAGATCGCGCGAAAATGCGGACCAGCGCACCACGAACCGCGTGGTGATCGAGGCGGCAACCTCGCCAGCACGCCAGCGCTCGGCATCGCTCACGTCCGCCTTGCTGGCCCAGATCGGCGACCCGTGATTGTCGTTCTCTGGCGTAACCTCGTCCCACCTCAACGCCGTGGTATAGTCGTCATCCACCAGTTCCGCGCGGCGGAACTGAACCAAGCGGTCCAGATTGCCAGCTTTCATCAGACGCCCACCCGGCGATAGGGCGCAATCAGCATGTCAACTGCCATCGGAACCGCAGTCAACTTATCGCCCACAGCCTCCCGGTTTTCATACCAATGCCCAACAAGCAGCTTCACGACCATCTTGATCGGATCGGGGCAGCCTTCGCCCGCGATATAACGGATCTGCACCGCCGAACCTTGCGGCCAAGTGCCGGTCAG